TCATTTCTCCCCAAGGGTCTCTTACTAATCTTTGAGAAACTCGTGTTCCAGGGATTTCACAACCTATTATCGTTCTCATTCCAATACCAATATTTCCGACTTTTGCAAGTGCTCCTGGATTTTTAATACGAATGCGAATTTTATCGCTAACGGCAATTGGAATATATATAACATCTCTTGTCGTGTGTGAGAGTGGATTGAACCAATAATTAATCCAATTTATACCGTTGACGCTTATGAGTCCACTTGTTTTTGTTTCGATAATATTATCGTCAATATCAAGCAGTTCTATCACTATCTCACTCGCTTCAAGATTTGCAAACGCTATCGTATCGACTGCTGGTGCAGATATAAGATAGATAATTTCATCTTGAGCAACTGATTGTGTAAAAAAATGAGGGTCAAAGGCCGCTAAAGTATTTATCGTGCCTTCAAGTTTCCAAAAAACTGGAAAATATAACGGTAAATTTCCCATATTATCATCTTTAAGTGAGCGATATATTTGAGTATCTGAAACTATAATCGTATTTTTTGCATAGTTTGAAGCAATATCGAAAACAGGTAACGATGCATCAATAACATTTGTGGAGAGAACTGTGGCAGATGTATGCCTCAAATACATTACTTTACTCATGCTACTGTTTTCTCCTCTATTATATATACTGCTTTACCATTAAATTGCTCTTTTCTTTGGATTTTAAGAACTTGCTGTACTGTTTCTCTTAAGATTTTATTTTCTTTTTCTATCTTTTTTAAAACTTCTTTTATCTCTTTAAGTTCCTTGGATTCGTTGTTGTTTTGTTTTAAGACTAATGCACCTTGATGTGGCACTACATACTCTTGATGATGAAGCTCTGCTTGAAAGCTTGTGTGCGGACTTCCTAAGCCTGTTGAGCCACCGTTAAAAAATTGAGGGAGATTATCATATCTTTGTTGCAAGGCATTGTAATAATTTGTGTGTTCGTCTAATCTAGCTTGAGTTACTCCCTCAATTAATTTATACCCACTATGACCTACCCAATCGTGATATGGTAAATTATATGGTAAATGAGAGTTCGCATTAAATGTGCCTACTGCAATTCTCGCTGCTTCTTGAAAAGATGAACCAACATATCTTGTTGTGTTATCGGCTGGTGTGTAAAATCCGTAATAAGATGAAATTTTCTCTATCGCTTCTTTCGAATCTCTAGCTCTCCAAACTTCTCCCCCTAATTCAATCTGTTTTTCGGCTGCTTGATTTTTTAAACTTGAATAGGCACTCGTTGCATCACTCGGCAAATAAGATTGAAAAGCTTTTAGCTGCTCTAGCTTTGCAGTATTTGCAACTGCTCCTGTTGCACTATCGTAGCCGATTAGAGTTTTTAGGTATGTTGAATCATCTGCTTGAGTTGCAAAACCTTTTAGTTCACTATAGAGAGTATCTCGCTCAGTTGCATTTAAAACTTGTCCTGCATTTCCTAAAATAGTTTGAAAATCTACATCTTCTTGAGCTCCTAAAACACTTGTTGCTCCAAATGATGTCGCTGATAAATTTACAGAATCAGCTTCGGCTTTTCTCGCTAAATCTGCTAAAACTGTATCAAAATAAGTTGATGCCTTTGAGTAATAAGTTTGTGCAGATACTTCTTCACTCACTTTTGCTTCAAGTGCTTCAATTTTTTGCTTTTGCTCATCTGTGAGCGTTAAAATTCCTGTTAATCCTGATCCAGTTGAGCCGAGTAGGTCAGATAGTTTAGTACTTCCAGTAAATGCTGTATTATCAATCGTGATATTTTGACCTGTGTATCTGCTCCCTAAAGTTGTCTCTGTTGCTAAAGCTGATATATCAACAAGTGAGAAAGTGTTATCTCTCATCAAGCTGGAGACATCTGTTTGAGCTGATGTGATATTTCCTATGCTTACAGAAGCTAAAGGATCTTTATATGTGCTATTTTGCATTAAGCTTGAAACATTAACAAGTCCAAAAGTGTTGTCTCTCATAAGTCCTGTTTCAGTAGGAATATATCCAGCTTGAGTAAATGCTGTATTGTCAATCGTGATATTTTGACCTGTGTATCTGCTCCCTAAAGTTGTCTCTGTTGCTAATCCTACAGTTTGATTTGCAACTGTGGTAAGTTCTGCTTTTTGACTTTCACTTAGACCTACAAGTGTTGAAAATTCATTTATTGTCAACCCACCAAGTACACCGTCGAGTGTTCCTCCAGAAATTTGAACTTCCATGACTTTTGCGTTTGAATTTGCAAGAGATTGATTTGCACCAAGGAGTGAGTATAAATTTTCTTTTAAATACTCTTGTCGTGATGGATCAAAGTTTTCAATACTCCCTGCTAGAGTTGAAACGATTGAATTTATCTCTCCGTAAGTTTGCTGCATATCTTCATATTTTCCAGCCAAAATCGCACCATTGTTGTCAAAATATGTTGTAAACAGACTCTCTTTTTCATTTAAACGATTTAAATAATAATTGATAGACTCATTATCAGCTAATCCTACATTATAAATTCCATCTTTTGCACTATCCGAACTTCGTGCTAAATCTCTCAAGGTTTTTGCACTATCTTTTAAAATATCGTTATACTCTTTTTGCATATCTTCACGAAGTTGAAGCACTTTTTGCTCTGCAAGTAGTAAATCTGTTTGAACTTCAACTTGTTTCATCATCGCTTCAACTGCATCTTTAGCACTATCTTCTATGCTTTTAAATGCATCTGCAACTTCATCAGACATAGATAACAATCTTCCATAAAGTTTTGGGTCTGAAATAGATTCTAAAAGTTCACGCCAATCGTCTTTTGTGGCTGGTAGTGTCATCCCAAAAGTTAAAAGTTCTTCATTCATTTGTGCTTGTTTGATAGCATTTTGTTCTTGCAGTGTGTAGAAGTCTGTTAGTAAACTAGCTTGGCCAGACATAAGAGCTTCACGACCACCTGCACCAGCAATCATATTTTTATCAAACTCTTTAAATATGTCGCTTGTAGAAAGTAGAGCTATTTGAAAACTATGAAGTTCTGTGTATGCTGTCACAACAACTTCTGTTGAAGCTGATAATGTGTCGATATATTGACCGATACCTGAACCATTTTCTTTTAAAAGTATAGAAGTTTTTGCGACTTCTCCACCAAATTCGCTTGTTGATTTGTTTACAACATCTGTATATGCAACTGTTGAAATTCCTAATCTATCAAGAGCATATTCAGCTTGATTGTACTGAGCACCAATTCTGATAATCGTTTGTGCATAATCCTCTCCAGCAACTTGATAAGACTCTATATCGCTAAACATATGTTCTGCTAAAGTATCCAATCTGCCTGTAAATGCACCTGTTACGATTTGTTGTATCTCTTCTGTAGATTTATCTTTAAAATCAAGCTTCATCGCTTCAAATTCTAATCCACCTAAGGAATTCTCATATGCTCCTAGCGACTGCATAGATTCGCTAATAGCACCATATCCTATAGTCATGGCTTCAGCTAAATTTTGTTCAATAGAGCTATCTAAATCTTCTTTTATAGTTTTAAATCCTGTTGTTTTTACAAAGCCAAACAGCGCTCTTTTGCTAATTTTTATATCTTGGTATGCCACGCCATCAACCGCACCATCCATGAAAGATTGAGCTGTTTGCGTACCAAAAGCAATTCCACTCGCTTCGAGTGTTTTTGTAGTTGTGCCAAAAAGAGAATCCATAAAACCATCGATAAAACCACCAATGCCGCCTTTTACGCCACCAGCTTCGTAAGAGATTAGTTTTCCATCTTGAAAAATATCACTCATAGTGTTTGTGTTCACATCGTAATCAGACCCTGTATAATCAAAACCACTCACGCTCGACAAAGTTACTGCAATACCTCCAAACTTATTGTCCATAGATTCAAGATAGCCTGCCATTTTTCGAGTATATTCCAATTCAGGATACATCACATTTTCAAGCATAGTAAGGGAATTTGCTATACCTTCATTGCTCTCATTTATGTTTGTAGCCATTTGTTGAAATTCGTTACGAGTTTCAGTATTTAGTGCCGAATAAATATCAGCTGCCAATGCAACCATCGGATATTCTGAACGAATCGCTCCACCTATTTGAGAATCAAACTGCTCTCGTGAGGCTTCTCTTAGTGTGATATCTCCCTCGCCATCTATGTAATCTGTCAAGGCTCCCTTGATGGCATTACCAAATGCACCGCCAAATTTTGAACCCATAGACTCATAAGATTTTTCTGCTTTTTTACCGGCCATTCCCTCTTTAAAAGAACCGCTAAAGCTTTTACCAGCTTGTGATGCATACTTTTGAGACTGCTGTGGTGTGATATAAGCACCCTTTTGACCACAATTCCCACCAACACAACCGCCACCGCTGTTTCCGATACCACCGCTTAAAAAATCGGCTTTTGCTTTTGAGTTTTTTTCTGCATTTTTTCCAAAGTTTTTCCAAACAGAGTCTTGGTTTTTTTTCTCTTTTTCGGCATATCGTTCAGAAATACTGTTTAATTCAGAGTTGTACCATTCGGAAACTTGCAATTTATCTTGATTATGAGAGAGATAGTTTGTCTTTTCAATATCAAGAAGTCTGACTGCATTGTCGTGTGCTGATAAAGTTGCTGAAGAGTAATCGTTTTTAAACTTTTCATTCCATCGAAATTGATCCGATACAGCTGATTTGTATAATTTTTGAGTTGACTTATTTGCTTTTGAAGAGGCTTTGTTTGCTTTTTCATTTGCTTTTTGAAATGTGAGTTGTGCTTTTGTTAAGCCATCATAGGCTTTTTGAGTTTGCTCTATTTCGTGCTTTGGTGGCATTTTAAAGTCAAAAATACCTTTTGAATTATTTTGAGCTTCACTTGCAGAAACTGCGATTGATTTCATTTTTGCATCTATATCATCAAAAGTGTGTAGTTTGTTCCAAAATTTTGAAAATGAATTACCCAAATCTTCAATTTTTGAAGTTGTACTTACCGCAGATTGAATCGCTTTTGCTTCAAATTTTGTCGCTTGGATAGCATAATCTTTTGCAGTCGCACCAAAATCAGTTCCTGCAATTTTATCGCTTATGGAAGCAAAATCTGCAAGTGCTGCTCCTGCTTTGTAAGCTAAAGAGATGAGATATTGCAATCTTGAGATAACATATCCCTTGATAGTATTTCCAAACATTTGTAATCCGACACTTGCCATTTGTGTTACGGTTCCAAAATTTTGAAAAGCCATTGAGCCACCCTGTACCAAGCCCAAGAGGTGTCCTGTGACAGTTATCGAAGTATTGCTTTCTTGATTATAACCTTGAAAAGAGGGGATTAGTGCTGTTACTACTGTGTTTCCTATCTCCCATAAACCACTTGCAAGCTGAACCCCTGCGTCCCAAACACTTGTCATGACTTTCCAGACACTTGGAAAAACTGCATAGGATGATTCTAAAAAAGATTTTAAATTATCACTCCAAGAGTTCGTGTTGTTTTGCATATCTTCAGTAAAGCCCATAACGAGATTTCCCATATCGTTATAAACTGCTGTTGAAAATTCCAACCAGCCTGATTCGGCAGTTGCGACATTTGCATATCCTTGTTGCATTTGGTCGAGTCGTGCTTGTGCATCGTTATAAGTAGCAGAAACTGCTGCGAAATGTGAGCTTATCATCACTCCGCTTCTCTCAGCTTCATCTCCATAAGCTTTTAAAGCATCTTTTCCAAGATTTGCCATTCTGACAACATCGGCTGAGGATTTTGAAAAGAGATCCTGTGCAATTGCTGTTTTTTGGATTCCGTCTGGCATTTCGTTAAGTTTTTGCAACAACACACCCATTGCCTCTTCAGTCGTGTTCATCTGTGTTCTTGCAAACTCTTGATCGATGCCTAATTCCTTAAAAGCTTTTGCAGCCGCACCGCCACCGTCTCTTTGAAAATTATTGAGTCTTCTTGTTAATGCTCCTAGTCCTGCATAGAGTTTTGTTTGACTTACATCTGCAAAACCTGCTGCATATTCGTATTTTGATAAGGCTTCTGTTGATAGTGAGTATTTTTCGGCTACTTTACCTACTTTGTCTGCTAATTTTGCTGCTTCATCGGCTGCTGCTTGAAGTTTTTTTACACCTGAAAAGGCGGCATAAGCACCGCCAAGTCCTACAACCATTTTAGTCATATTTTTAACAGTACTATTTACTCTTTTTTCAGCTCTATCCATTCCCTCAACGAGTTTGGAAGTGTCAGATTTGACATCTATAAGTACAGTTCCGATAGTTTGTGCCATATATTTATCTCTCCCTTTTTAGCTGGTGCAATAGCTTACTTTTTAGCTCTTTTGGTGTTACTTTTTTATCATCATCATTGTAGTTGATGATAAAATCATTCATTTTTGTTCTTTTGCTACCTTTAGCTTGTAGCTGTACTGCTGTTTGTTGTGCTATGTGATGTACCACTTTATCTGCATCTGTCGGCACAACTGAAAAATAATATCTCCACTCTTTTAGCTCTTCTAAGCTCATGCTGGCTTCAAGCTCGGCTATAGTTCTACCAAGACTTAAAGCTAGTCGATACTTGAATCTATCGCTATCTACTTTTTTTTAACTTTGCTCTCCGAATCTTTCGGGTTTAAAACAGCTTCATGGATTTCTCCTATTGCGTCAACAGCTTGTGAAGAGAGCTTTTCAAGCTCTGGAATCTTCATCTTTGGCTGGACAAGTCCTAAACTCACAGCTAAAAGTTGAGAATTTACAAAACTTGTTGTATCAAAAACTATCCTGCCTTTATCATTTCGAGTCGAATCTTTCCCCAGCACTTCATCGACTCTTTTTCTCTCTGCGACGGTAAGGTGTCTTATCGTAACCTCTTCGTTATCAAGTGCCTCAACTTTTATAGTTCTCTCTTGTGTTGTAAATCTGTCAAAAGGATTACTCATTATCCAGCCACCACGACGGTTCTTGCTCCAAGAAATTCTAAAGATGCAGTCTCTTCCCAGTTTTCGCCATTTTCGCCATTTATTTCTTTCACTAAAATGTCTCTCTCTATGTAAGTTCCATGTGTACCAGCATCAGGAGTATCATCAAATTCCACACGGATTGTAAGCTTTGTTTTACCATCATCATATGCATCATTTAGCACTTTTTTACCGTCTGTTGCTGCTGGGTCGTAATTATATTTTACGCTTCCATCAGCATATTTGATTTTTTTAAGAGTTTTTTCATCAACTGAACCTTTGTTTTTACACTCGCTAGTAGCTACTTCTCGGCTCCCTTTTGATAAAAAACCAGTCAAGTCTAAAAGACAACCTACTCCTTTATAAGTGCCATCATCTGCACCAACTTCTTTTACAAATACATCATATTCACTTGAATTAATTGCCATTGTTCATCCTTTTTAATTTAAATTCTACAAGCTGTCTAAAAAGCTTTGTATCGTGTTCTTGAGGCATATTTCGAGTTGATAAATCTCTCGGATATCCATTTGGAAAAAGATACAAAGCTTTTTTAACAGCATCTTTGACTATAAAAGCTTCGCTGTAACTTTTGGAATAAACATCCACTTGAAACAGAAACTTTACAGCACAAACCTCACGAGAATCCGCTTGGGAGTCTCTCTCATCTATAACCGTATAAACTATATATGGAGTCGCTACACCTTTGGGTGCAATTTGAGGATATATCCTCTCATCTACGAGACTACCAAGGAGGAGATTGTCTCGCAGATGGGAAAATAGAACCTTAACCATTTTTCGCCTTTGCTATCTCTTTGTCGATTCTTTTTCCAGCATAATCTTTATAAAACTTTATTCCTTTTGGTCCCTGACCTTCAAAAGCTGGTCTCATAAAAGGCTGTGCTGCCATTTTTGAAGTTCCAAACTCGACCATATGTGCATAATATGGAATTGCTGAGTTTTGCTCTCCTTTGACTTTCCACTTTATTTTTCCGCCAGCTCCTATTGAAAAACGAATCTTGCTTTCATCTCTTGTTTTTCTTTTTACAACTTTAATCGATCTCTTTAAATCTCCACTTCTTACTGGAGCATGTTGCTTTGCATCTTTTGCTATCTCAGAAGCTACTGCTCTTGTAGCACCTACGCAGATATTTTTTTGTACATTTTTAGGAAACTGTTTAAGTGCTTTTTGTAAATCTTTCATTCCTGTTACAGTAACACTCATAAAACAATCTCCTTGCACATCAACTCTAAATATTTGTTTCTCTCAAAATAATCACGAGAGCTCTCTATATCAAAAAATCTATCTTTAAACTTCACTCTCATCGATGGCAAAATCCCATCAATAAAACGGATAATAACTCTATGAGAAACTTCATTATTCTCTTTTGAGGCTTGGAAAAACTCTTTGCCACTTATCGGTTTTATCTCTGCCCATGCTTTTTTAAAGAGAGTCCAGCTTTTTAACGATTCTCCTAAATCGTTTTGACTCTCTTGGTAATGCTGAATTTCTACGAGATGATGTAAATTTCCAGCTCCTTTTTTTTTACTCATCTCAAAGTCAATCTATGCTGTTTTAAAAGATGCATCGCAAAACTTTTTAAAAACTTTGACTCATCTAGCTCTCTGTTTTCATAGAGTTCTGAAACTGCACACTTTATCCATTGCAAAACGGTTGCTGGAAGCTTTGTATCTTCAAAACCTGCTTTAAAAGTTATTTTTATCGCTTCATGGTGTGCTTTGTGAGAAGCTACCTCGATATGAAGTTTTTTTACACCAAAGTCATCATAAAAACGATAATTGTCAGTTGGTAAAATCTCATAATTGCCATCTTGTGCCATAACTTCTACTTTTACAATTTCGCTAACTGGCTGTTTTGGAAATGCAAAACCATTTTGAACACATGGTAAGCGAACTTCAAAATCAGCTGATTCTAAAACTTGGTTCATATAGATTTCAGCGTAGTTTTCTGCTGCAAGAATATAACTTGCTATGAGTACATCTTCATCATCGTGCAAGATTCTCATATGTGATTTGGCATTTTCTACGCTTAAAATCATTTTGTTTTAACCTCTAAAATCTCATTTATCTCTGCTAATCGTGCTTCTAAAGTTACTTTTTCGGCTTCTAGCTCTTCTTTTTGTAACAATAGTTCCATCTCTTTATTTTTATCGGCTGTTTTTTTCTCTTCAGCTTTAACTTTTTTTATCGCTTTTTGATACTCTTTATCATCAACTGCCTCTGCTTTTGGTGGCACAGACTGAATCAAAACTAAGGCTTCTTTGTCACTAACATCTATCTCTTTTCCTGCTGGTACGGAACTATCCGCACCGCTTCTACCAATCAAAAGTTTTATCTTCATAATAACTTCCTTATGCCGCCATTTGTAACGCTTGAACTGCTTCAGCTAAAACTAGCTTTCCATCAACTCTCTTATCTATACGAAATCCGATGTGACCAGTTTTTGCATAAAGCTCATCTAGTCTTTTCATATTCATAACAGTTCTATCTTTTATGTGGTAATAGCTGATATCTCCAAAGACAAGTGGTTTTGCACCAGCTGCGATGTCAGGCATATGTTTGTTCACTCTGATTGGGAATCCATCAAAAGTTGCTGGTTGTCCATCAAAACCAGGAGCCCAAAGATATTGACCGTTTGCATCTTTCATTTTTCGGATACTTTTTAGAGTTTTTCTATTCATCATCCAGCGTGCATTTAAAAGATAGTCCTCATCAAGTGCATACTCTAAATCAAGAATTTCATCTGCATCGAGAGTTGTAGCAGTTGCAGTTGTTTTTCCAACTTCTGCATCAACAAGCAGTCCTGTAGGTTTGCTTATACCATCTCCATTTATAAAAGCGGCTTCTTCAGCTTTTACAGTTGATTTTGTAAACTTCATAACAACATAAGCTTCAATTTTTGGTGCAGAATCTTCTAGTACTTCTTCTGTTACTTTTATAATCCGACCTGTTTTGTGAGCTCCTAATGTGATTTTATCAAGAGATGGGTCGCTCTCTGGATACTCTCCACCTTCATCAATCCAGCCGTTTGCACCATCATCGCCCTCAACTGGCAGATTCTCCAAAGATGAAGATGTTGAAACTGTCGCTAAATCTCTAATATAAGATTTTTCAGTAGTTTTTAAAATAATCTGGTCAGCAAAACTCTCAGGAACTAAATATCCTCCTTTTTCGCCAACTCCAGTATTTAAAACTCTTACTTCGTCATGAGTTAAATGTTCTCTTTTTTGTTCTTTCCAAAAAGCTTCACGATACTCATCTGGACTATCTTCATTTGGTGTCTCAATAGCTGGCAAAATTGCTTGAGTTGTTGCAGTACTCAAATGTCTAGTTCTCGCTGCTACTTTTTCAACTTTTCTCGCTTTATCTTCTAAGGAAACTATCTCATCTTCTGTCGTTTCAGCTTTTTCAAACAGAGTATCAAATTCAGTCTGCTCGGCTTCGCTCATATCTCTTTTTTCATCTTTTGCAAGCTTTAATATCTCAGCCATTCTCTTGTTATCTGCGTTAAGCATAGCTCTTAATTGTTCTAAATTCATACTGTCACTCTCCTAGTTTTTAATTGTAATTCTCTTATATTTCTAGCTGGAGTTTCCAGCACCACTTCTGTTTTTTCTCTTGATCTCCCAACAACTGCACCGCTATCCGCACCTTTCCAAACTGCAGAAAGTTCATGTATGCGATATGAAGTTACTAAAATATGATTTGGCTCATCTTTTTTGACTGTTTCAACAAAGTCATCTATGCGATATCCAACAGATACATAAGTCAAAATCTCTTCAATATACTTTTGTTTGAGCAGTTGACTTGCTTCATCACTTCCAAAATGAACATCAACAAGAGCTTGACCATTTTCAATTCTCTTATTTTTTATCGCCCCTGATGCAGTATCAACAGAAACATTATGATCTTTAAAAAATGTTCTAAGTTCACTCATATCCGCACCATTTACATCAAGTTCCTCGATATAAACTTCATCATTCCACCAATCAAATCGCTCTGTAGCATTATCTTTGGAGATGATGACAAACGGAATAATTGAATTTTCTTCATCTATGAGATCGAGTCTTGGTTGTGCTCGGCAAATTAAATCTTTTGAGCGAATCTCATCTTTAAATCTTTTCTTTTCTAACTCATCTTCAGGCACTTTCATCTCCTTTTGCTGTTGGATTTGCACCAAGTTGGGTAAAATTTAACGGCTGTAATCGACCATCTCCATTATCAACTGGATTCATATCTTCAAATTCTAATAAATCATTCACGCTAAACATCCCCATATTTCTACCTTTTTCATATCCTTCCATTCGGCTGCTAAAGTCGCCTCTTAAAAGAGCATTTGCATTAAATTTAAAATAGTATTCATTCCACTCGCTCTTATCTAAAAGTTGAATATCAGCCGCCTCTTCAAAAGCGATAAAATAAGGCATAAGTGAAAATTTTGTGAAGTTTAAATCTTGTTGCTCAATATTTGAAAATGTTGCTTTTGATAAGTCGCTTATCATATGTGGAGGAACTTTAAAAATGCTTGAAATTTCTTGCTTTTCATATCTTCTTGATTCTAAGAGTTGACTGTCTTCAGGCGATAATCCTATCTTTTTTATATCTGCTCCACCTTCCAAAATCATAGGTCGGTGTTTGTTTTTTCTACTTGAAGCTTCATTTACGCTTTGTTTAAATCTCTCAAATGCTAAGTCTGAAAGCTCTTCTGGAATCATAATCGCAATAGGCGGTGTTGCATCATTATCAAAATATTTAATGCCATGCTTCTCTGTCTTTTTTGATAGGTTTAACGAGTCTTCTTGATAGCGAATAGGAGAAACTGGTGTAATTCCGTCAAGAGACTGCCCAATAACTTTAAAAACATCTTCTTGATTTAAAATATGAGAATTACCAGCACCTCCCCAATAAAAATATTTCAACTCCCCAGCTTGAAAAGTTGTGTACATTTTTGTAGGATTTAGAGGAATCAACTCTTTAATATCGCCGCCGTTTGTGCGAATAATCTGTGCATAAAAAGCACCTGTCAAGCACATATGAGCAACAAACATTTTTTTAAAATCACTTGGAGTTTGGAAAAAATTAGGTTTTTTGTATAGTACACTATAAAGTGAATGATTGATTGCTTTTTTTCTCTTGTTATCTTTTTTGTGCATAAGCTGTATAGGAGCGAGCATGACTCCCTCGGACAAAACTTTGATACAAGCATAAACTGCTGATATACGAAGTGCATTCTCTTCTGTTACTTTAAAATCATCATTTATAGATGCAAAAAGCTCACTTGTTGTAGTTGTGCAAGTGGCTTGAGAAGCTGGAACTATCTCAGTTTCTCTTTTTGCGTCAGGATATTTTAAAGCAGCATGAGATATTTGAGTCAAAATTGCACCTTTTTATTTTCGATGGTGCAATTGTGGCAGAAAAAGTAGTCAGATTCTGACTATTTTGACTACTTTGGGATTTTGTAGAGGAATTTTAGAGTGCAATAGTATATCTTAGAGTTAGAAAAGCCCTTAAAATAGGTGCTGGAACTTAAAAAAAACTTTTTTGAAATTTTATAGCGTTCTTAGTCCATGTTTTTCGTAAGGATTTGGTTTTTCATCTTTTATGTCATGTACGAGATATGCAAGTGCGTTAATAATTCCTGCAACACCGTCGATTTTTCTATTTGGGTCTGATTTATCGGGCATGATGTTTGCTTGAGCATTTGAGACTATGACCATATTTGAAATCATCCATCTTAAAACTGGGTTTCCATCGTGAACAATTTTACCATCTTTGATAAGTTTTAGCAGTAGAGATGTTGGTTCTGTTAAAGTTCGATAGCCTTGGACTATGGGAACTGTTGAGGCATATCCCTCTTCGTCATTTAGTTTTTTTATAAGATATTTTGCTTTATAGACATCGTAACAAAGTGCTTCCATATCTTTTAAATCTTTTTTTATATCTTCGATAATGTAGTCATAATCTACTGCATCGCCAGGAGTTGCTTTGATATAACCTTTTTTTACCCAAGCAAATAAAGGAGCATTTAACTCTCTTTCTCGTGATTGAACTGTTTTTTGTGGAATGTAGAAGTTTGATTTGATGTGATACTCGTCTCCTTTTTTGAAAACTTGCATGTATGCTGTAAAATCGTCTCTGATAGATAGATCGAGTCCAGCGATAAACTCTCCCGTGAAGTCTGTTTTTCCCTCACAATCGTTCCACTTGTAAAGAGGTAAATAGCTTTCTGCTGCTCCAGTCCAGACATTTAAGTACTTTACTAGAAAGTTATTTAGTTTTTCAGGTTTTAGTTTTGCCTCTTTTGCTGCATCTTGAAACTCATCAATCTCGACACTTATTCCATAATTTGGATTTGCCATCTTCCAAATCTCTTCTTTGAAATAAAAATCATCGTCATCGTCAGGTTTTTTTGGAGGTTCACAAATAAATGCGAAATGTGTATCATCATCATAAATGCCGTCAAGCACTTTTTTACTATGCTCGTGCAAACGATATGCTGGAGAGGCTGTGTTGAACCCAGCTGTTGTGATACTCATCATAAAAGGTTCTCTTCGTGCCATTTGGGATGATTTTACAACATCCCAAAGAGCATCATCTTTGTGAGCATGGTGTTCGTCGCATAACCCAAATGTGACATTTAGTCCATCTTCATTTCCTGCATCTCTTCCTAATGTTGAAATTTTGGCATCGGCTTTTGATATGTTTAATGTGCCATAGCTCTCGGAAGTATATTTTTTAAGCTCATCGTTGTTTGTGAGCATGTATTCGGCTGGTGCATAAGCTAGTTTGGCTTGTTCTCTTTTTGTAGCAAAATATACATGTTCAGCTCCAAAGTCTGGACGGCAAATCATATCGGCGATAGAGCTTGCTGCCCCAAATATAGTTTTTCCATTTTTTCTTGGCATAAATATCATTGCAGTTCTGAATCTTCTAATCCAGTGCCCTTTGGTGTTTTTTCTTTGCCAGCCAAAAAGTATAATGACTACCTTCTTTTGCCACTCTTCTAAGTGGATTTTTTGACCTTTTAACTCTCCTTTGTAATGTTTTAAATCTTGGATGATGGCTATATATGCCATTCCTAACTTTTTATTAAACCGTAAATTTGGCTTGGCTTTTTCCAAATCATTACGATGTCGGTCAAAAGTTTTCTCGTAATAGGGTTTCATCTTTTCCGTTTTTCTCTGATAGCTGCTTCTCTGGAGAGTTCCATCCAATGCTTTTGAGCTTGAGCATTTCCACTTTGAGCTTGTTTAAAAATAGCTTTTCGGATTTCAAACTTTTCGTTTAATCTTCCTTTTTCGTAGGCATCTTTAAAAGATTTTATTTCATCTTCGTTTGACATTATGATTTTGATTTCATCTTCACAAAATAGGAGAGATGAGAGCATAGATATTTTCTTTAATTCATCTTTGTTTAATGTTGGCATTGAATAGTCTCCTTAAAATATAGCTTCTTGCATAGCTAGATATGAAAAACATAATGGTTGATACGGTTGCTAGTTCAGCACTTGATAAGTCTTTTAGCAAAGGAAATATAAAATAGACTATACACCAGCCGATGATGATTCCTGCTATTTGATTTATGGTTATCTCTATATGACTATTTAGGCGTGTTTGCATTTTTGTATTCTTCCCATAATGTTTCTTTGCCGTTTATTTTTATAGTGTCGATTGATGTGTAGTCACAGTATCTTTGAATTATAACTTGGGTGTATTTTTCATCTAGTTCAGTTCCTCTGCATCTCCTTCTTGTATTTTCACAAGCAATTAAAGTTGTGCCACTTCCTAGAAATAAATCTAAAACTATATCTTGTCCTTTTGTGTTATTTTCTATATTGTACTCTATGAGATTTACTGGCTTCATAGTTGGATGTAAATCATTTTTCATCGGTCTATCAAACTCCAATATAGTTGTTTGTTTTCTGTCTGTAGCCCATAGATGCCCTGCTCCCTCTTTCCAGCCATATAGGCAAGGTTCGTGCTTCCAGTGATAGTCTTGTCTGCCCATAACCAATGTTTGCTTTTTCCAAATCAAACATTGTCTTACTTTCCAGCCAATATCATGGCAAGCACCTCTAAAATTATATCCCTCGCTATCAGCATGCCAAACATAGAATACCCCCCCCCTCTTTCATTACATCGTTTGCATTTTGGAAAGAGTCTTTTAAGAACTGTCTGAAGCTATTATCATCCATTGAATCATTTTGTATAGTCATGGCTTCTTTGGTTTTTCCCTCATATGCTACATTGTAAGGTGGGTCAGTTACTAATTGGTCAGCAAGCTCATTATTCATAAGTTTTTTTATATCTTCAGCTTCAGTCGCACTTCCGCACATAATCCTATGTTGAAAAGTTATACCAAGTTCTATAATATCTCCATGTTTAATGCAGGATTTTTTAACAAGTTCAGGCACTTCATCAGCTTTATCCTCATCAAGAGCAGAGTCTAATTCAAAATCAATATCCAATGCATTTAATTCATCGCTATCAAATCCTAACAATTCAATATCAAAATCCATACTATGGAGTGCTCCAATTTCTAACTTTAAAAGCTTTTCATCCCACCCAGCGTTTAATGCCAATTTGTTGTCTGCGATGATATAAGCTTTCTTTTGTGCTTCCGTTAAATCTGACAAAACGATACAAGGTACTTCTCTTATATCGAGTTTTTTGGCGGCCATTATCCTTCCATGACCAGCGATCACACCATCATCTGCATCTATTAAAATCGGATTTGTAAAACCGAACTCTTTGATACTCGAAGCTATTTGTAAAACTTGCTCTTCATCGTGTGTTCTTGTATTGTTCACATAAGGAATCAGCTTATCTATATCTTTGTACTCAATCTTCATATTTCAATCTCCATATCATTAAAACCACTTACGATGTCAAACAGACTCGGTGTTTCTGCTTTTTTACCAAGTTGCAAGTTTAGTTTTTTTCTGCTCTCGATCGAGAGTCCAAGCTTATCTCCCAGAACCGCTAAATTTTTAATTACCATCTGCAAGGCATTAAAAACTGGATTTATATAAGTTGCTCCAGTTTTAGCACTCATTGCAACAACACCCTCATCTGCCATCTCAATTTCAAGCTCAATATATCTTTCATAATTTTTAGCATACATCACGATGAGAGGCTCATCAACAGGATTATAATTTTCTCCAAGCTCTTCTTTTAGCTCGTAAAGTTTTCTAAGTGCAATTTGTCCTAAAATATTTTTATGCGATTGCACTTCTTTTTTGCGACCCTGCACAGTAGGCACATATCGTACCCACTCTTCTTTTTTGATTTTTTTTCTAATTGTAGTATCTGATATGTCATGCTCTCTAGCTATAGCTCTTATGGAAGTACTACTTCCTTCGACTTTTAATTTTATGTCTTCCCAGTCAATCAAAATACCCTACCCCCTAAAACTGATTTTCGTGAAAAGTCTTCGGGGGGTTCGGTGTAGCAGTGGAAAGGTTGTAGAGATTTGACCGCCCCTCCCTTTGAACTTTTATTTTTCATTTTTTGTCTTCTGCTGTTTTGATATTATGACAAGCATGACAAAGTGATTGCAGATTATCTCTGTCTAGTTTTGGACCACCTTTATCAATCGGTGTTTTGTGATCTGCAATCGTTGCAAGTGCAGGACATCTTTTGCAGATAGGAAATTCCATCAATTGTAAAATTCTTACTTGCTTCCAACTTTTTGAATGATAGAACTTTGATGACTCTTTGTTTCGATAGTTTTTATCGTATTCTCTTGAGCGATTTGATGTGCAAGCTGGACATCTTTTTTGAGTTGTTGTTACTTCCCATAATCCGTGGATAGGACATAATTTTTTACTCACTTCAGCTCCTTTGGGTTATCTCTATAAAATCCTATATGCGTGGATTTTGTCATGGTGTAGATATAATCAAATAAATCCACACAGTCATCTTGATTTATTTTTAAGGAAATATATCCACACTTAATTAAGTCAGTTGTCTCATCCGACAACAATACAAATAGGGATTCATATTGCTCTATAATTTTTAACTCTAGTTTTGTATTTTGTCTCTTTGCTCTCTTAAAATATCCAGCACTTAAGCCAAATCTTTTTTCAATGTAGGATGCCAAGAACATATTCGACTGGGTTGCTGTACTCATTTAAAGTTCTCCTGTTAATTTTCTTACTAATTTCAAAGCTGACTCCCAGTTGAACACAACTTTTAATCCTTGATAGCGATGTGTTTTTAAATCTTTACCGACCCACTCGACCAATCCTCTATGATACTGACCTACACAATACTTGTATTCAGTCCAATCTCTACCTGCTAAGATGTCGATAACAACATCGCCTTCTTGATGCTGGTCAAATAGATGCAGATTGGTAGAAGTCATGCGATTCTCCTTGTTAGCGATTGAATCTTGTTTGGATTTTCAAAGAGATAGTTTAAAAGTTTAGCTTTTGTAGGATTATCAATTTCGCCTCCAGAAAAATTATTTATAAATTGTCCGTACATGCTTATCGAGAAAGTCACATCGCTTTTATACCCAGCAACATCTTTGGCAAATATTCGCCGCTTGAAATTCTGGACGAGATACTGTTCAAGCTCTTCGATATTTCCATAAGGCTTTGTTTGTTTTTGAATTTCTTCAACTACTGCAAAAAAATCTAATATAAAATCCCCAATCTTTTTAGCATACTTTCCAGACTCAATAACATGCTGCTTATAAAAATAACACACAAGTTGATGCGGAGATTGATTTGTTTTTACAAGAGCAGTTCTAAATCTATCGGACTTAGTAAGATCGATAAAATCATTTAAAACTTTTTTTCTTGAGAAGTCATCTAGTGATATTTTTGACCGCCAAGATATTTTCATTTTTAGTTCATCAATAAGTTTTGTAAATTCGACTGAAAAATTAATCTCTTTGTTTTCTTCTGTTTTTTTAAAATCACCACATGGTTTTAACTCTGTTTTTAACTCTTGTTTTAGTATATGTATCCAGTGGTCAATTTTCTTTACCGCTAGCGGTAAAGAATTTTGACCGCTAGCGGTAAAGAATTTTGACCATACTATTGGTTTTGGGTGGTAAAGAATTTTGACCATACTCTTTGGTTTTCGCTCCTCTTTTATCTCAAATTTTACACTATAATTATATCCTTTTTTTGCATTTCCGTGACTCCTTATAAGCTTTAAATTTGACAATTTCTTAGTGGCATTTAATACAGTTGGCTTTGACATTCCACTAATTTTCATAAGCTCAATCGTAGGTAATTCTTTACTTTTTTCTACATGCCAGCCAGTAGTATTTCTAATGATAATCATATATATTTTGAGTTCATTACCTGAAATTTTTGATAACATTTTGTCAACTATAGCATTTGGAATTTGAAAAGTATTTGGAATAAAAGCCATTATTGCACCTCGCTTAATAGTAGACTATTATCTAAGATTTCGTTTGAGCCTGTAATCCAATATTGTTTATATCTTTTAAGCACTCCGTTTTTCATAACTCTATCGCTGGAAATGGGGACTTTAAAAGTATTAATTAGCTCATTTATACGGCTTGTTAAGTCTTGTGTTAGACTTGGGTCGAGTCGTCTCGCTAAAGCTACTGTGAGGCTATTCCCATGCGATAAATACATATATACATTATAGTTATCACTCCCCTGTTTGAGTCGCTTTATGACTTCTTTGTCTGCATATTTCGGTATATCTTCAGGTATTTTTGCCATGTCGGCTCCTTCGGTAATAGTGTACTATTGATGTAATTTTCATATCACTTCCTCCTCTGTCTCTTCTAAAAAATCAAATAAATTATTCTGTTTAATTGGATTAAGAATTTGTGTAAAAATCATCTCTAAAATATTTACACTCATAGCATTTCCAGCAATTTTGTAGGCTTGTGAGTTTGAAACTGCTATCTTGAAGCTGTCGTCGCATCCCTGCAATCTAAAACATTCTCGTGGTGTTAATTTTCTTATACGATAATTTTCTTCGAGTACATAATTATCTTTTTGTACTGTTGTGAGTGTGTTTGAAGTGCCGTTTTCATTGACTTCAAGCATTTGTTTGGTTGGTAATCCTGCTTCTCTTGAGTTTGAATTTTTAGGATTTCGTCCACGACTAGCTATGATTCTTGGTTCTTGAACTTTTAAGCCACTTCTTCCTGCTCTGAGTGCAGGAGAGTACTCTGTGTATTCTCTTTTTTTTATTTCATTGAAGTCATTTGTATCATCAATAATTTTTGGCTCAACAACTGCTTGATTACAAGAAGTATCAAGAGTTTGTGCTACTTGTTTCCCTACTCGACCTCTTCTAGTTTTTGAATTAGGCACAGATAGATTGATACTATCTCCAATTGTTGCAGTTTCATAGCCTTTTTTTATAGCCGATTTTACTTGAATTTTTGGTTCTTGATTCCCACCACCTGTCATCGTGAGTGTCGGACAAATTCCATCTTTATCGTGAACACGGCGAATTATGTCGTGACCTTTTGAATCGATCATCCCGATTACTTTTACATATCCTGATGCATACCCATGTGCCCCAGCACATATTGTAGGCATAGGTTTTCGTTCGTCATGAATTGTGTTGGATTGGCTTTTATATGAAGTATCTAGCTCTCTATTTATATAATATTTTTCATCAACTTTATGCTCAAGCACATCTTTAAGTCTCGTTAAAAGTGGTTGTTTTTGAGCAAAAGAAAATTTAACATATTCACTATGGTTTAAAAATCCAACTATGTAAATTCTCTCTCTATTTTGAGGCACTCCATAGTCTTTTGTGTTCAAAACTTGTGAATGGCAATGATAGCCGATAGAGCGAAATGTCTCTAAAAAATCTTTTAATGTGCGACCATTATTGTCGCTTACCATTCCTTTTACATTTTCGTAAATAAATATTTTTGGTTTTGTCTCTTTAACGATGCGAAAATATTGCCATATCAATTGACCTCTATGCCCATCAGTGCCTGCTCTAAGACCTGCTATACTAAAATCTTGGCAAGGAGTCCCCCCTGCTACTATATCTACTTTATTAGCATATTGTTTGCCGTCCATATCGTTAATATCAATATGAAAGTGCTTAATTTTAATTTTATGATTTGCTAGATAATTTTCTCTTGCAAATTTATCAAAATCGCATGCAAAAATATTTTTATGTGTAATATTTAATTGTTTGAGTGCTTGCTCTGGAGCAGCAAGGCCCCCCGAACATACTGTGCCAATTCTTAACAAAATACACTTCTTTTAAAATGAATTTTGTGCAAGTTTTGTACACTTTTTGTATCTAAAATAGTGTTTTTGACATACAAAATGAGGTGTAAAAGTGTGTTTTTGAAGTGCTTTTTTAGTTGATTTGTATATATGATTTTTTGCACAAAGCCCATTTTTAAGGGTTTTATCCGTGCTATTTGAAGTTTTTTAAATGGCGCGGCGGACGAGACTCGAACACTATTCACTATGGTTCGCCATGTGGCTGTGTTTGGGCTTTTCGTGGCTCCTGTTGGGCTGTGTGTGCAAAAAATGTGCATTTTAGTTTTCCTTTTCGTTTAGGATTTTCAAGGTGCTTCTGATGATGTTATTTGCTGTTTGGGCTTTGGATTTTTCATCTATATCCCCCATAAACAAGTTGTAGTACTTCAGAGTTGTCTTAATACTGTTATGTCCTAGTTTTCTGCTTACCCAGCTGACATCCATTCCTTTGGCTATCAAGATACTTGCAAACATATGTCTTGTGACATGAAGGCTCTTGTATGATATATTTAATTCTTCTAAGAGCGGTTTGAAGTATCCATCGCTTATATATGCTGACCTATGGTACGGTTCGCCGCTTTTGGCTGGAAAAACCCATTTGTCGGATTTTGCTGTCATTTTTAGCTCTTTTAGCGACTGTTCAACAAGAAAAATCATAGGAATTGTTTTGTACTCCCCTACTTTTGTCATAAATATTTTGACTTTTTTTGCTTTGAAGTCTATATCTGACCATTTTAAGTCTCTGATCTCTTTTGGGCGGCCACCAACCATGAGACTCACAATAAAGTAAGTTTTGAACCAGCCTTCGGCTTTGTCGATGATTTTTTCAATCTCATTAACGGTGTATGGCTCTTTTTGTTTTGAAGCTGGTACTTTTATCGGTCGGATGCTGATAAAAGGATTCGCTTCTATGACCTGGTCAAAAACTGCTTCTTGGAGAATCATCTGAAAGATGTTTTTTATCCGCCTTAAAGCATTTTTTGTAACACCCCGCTCCAGCATGGCATTTTGCCAATACCTCAAGTCTGAATGTTTTATATCTGATATATTAAAACTTTCAAAATACGGAAGGATAAAGCGTTTTAGTTGCGATTTGTAAGTCGCATATGATTCGGCTGTAATACTTTCAGAAGTGTTTTTTAAAACATATTTTGCATAAACACCAAATAGTTTTTCATCTTGCACTTTTTTGTGTTTTGTAACGATATGGTAAAGAACTTCTACTGCATGCTCTTGGATGTACGCTAAGTTCCTCTCTGTAGCTTCCAGTCCTGTTGCCTTGCGATAGAAAGTTACTTTGTCTTTTGGCAGTTTTGCACCCATGCTGTTTAACATAGTTTTTGTACCTTGGACATAAATGTAACCGTTTCGAATATAGTGTTTTTTTGTGTTTTTAGCCATTGTATTTCCTCTTTAGCTTCAAAAACACACTTTTATACGCCATCATGCTACCATCTACGACTTTAAATTCATCATCTCTGAATATAGTTCCTATACCCATAGATGATGAATTTCGCTTGATGTAAGCTTTTATAGTAGCTGGTTTTTGTCCTAGATTTATTGCTATAGATTTTATGTCTATAAGCTCAAGCTCTGTATCAATCATCTCTTTTATAGTTCTTTGCATGGTTCTTACTTCATTTTGAAGTGCCAAGAAGTCAGATACACTAATATTCACATTTTATCCTTTTGTCGTTTTTGATATAGCGACCCTTGGAAGTCGCCAGTAAATAAAATATATCTTAAGGAGGCTGGAATCCATTTTTATAACGCCATTAAGCATAACCAAGTTACAGAGCCTCGCTATCGCTCACTCTACAAAAACACAGAGGCACGACCGCCAACAGTGTAGTCAGAGT